ACGCTTCAAATGGTTTACTTTTATCAGCCAGATTATTTAAGCGACACTAATCCTTCTAACCTATGGTTAGCCTACACACCTGACTTGCTGCTATACGCATCACTCGGTGAGGCCGAGCCTTATCTTATGAACGATGAACGATTACAAACATGGGCATCTATGTATGACAGAGGCCTTAACGCAGTAATTAAAAGCGATGATGACTCTGAGTATCCTGCACAACCACTATCTATAACTATATCTAAGAGGTAATTTACTATGGCTGAAATGTCAAACTATTTGGAAAACGCACTACTTAACGGAACATTGAACGGTACAACGTACACTGCTCCAACTACAATCTATGTATCGCTATGGACATCTAATCCTGGTGACGATGCCTCTGGTGCAGAAGTATCTGGTGGATCATACGCTAGAGCTGTTGTAACATTTGATACTGCAACAGGCACAACAGGTCTGGTAGCTACAGATGCAGACATTACTTTCCCTACAGCAACTGCTGGATGGGGTACTGTTGGCTGGATAGGTATCAATGATGCATTATCTGGAGGCAACCTTTTGTACCACACTGCATTAGACCTCCCTAAAACTATTGATTCAGGTGATATTTTCAAGATCACTACTGGTAACCTAACCGTAGAATTAGCGTAAGGATAGCACATGGCTCTCGTCTTTAAAGATAGGGTAAAGGAAACTACTACTACCACAGGATCAGGCACAGTTACATTAGCTGGTGCTAGTGCAGGCTTCCAATCATTTGGTGTCATTGGTGATGCTAATACTACCTACTATACGTTAGTATCGGGTAGTGAATGGGAAGTAGGTATTGGTACTTACACATCGTCAGGAACAACGCTGTCTAGGGACACCGTACTAGAGTCTAGCGACAATGGATCTAAGATTGTTTTAGCTGGCACTAGCGATGTATTCTGTACTTACCCTGCTGAAAAGGCTGTAGTACAAGACTCTAACAATACTGGTGTAGCTCCACAAATGGGTGCTACTAACGGTATCTTTGTAAACAATGGAACGGTAGGTGCAAACTATTCTGTGCCTACAGGTTATAACGCCATGTCAGCTGGGCCAGTAATTATATCTGGTGGCGTATCCGTAACTGTTCCTGCTTCTAGTAAATGGGTGGTCGTATAATGGCATCAACAATAAATGCAGATACAAGTAATGGTGTTGTAATCACACCAGATACGTCTGGAGAATTGGAGTTACAATCTAATGGCACAACCGTATTAAAAGTAGACTCACCTACGGGTAGTTTAACTATTCCTGTAGGAACAACGGCTGAAAGACCAGTAAGCCCAACAGTTGGGATGATGCGTTACAATAACACTGAAGCATACTATGAACAGTATGATGGTTCTGCATGGGTTGAAGCAGGTGGGTCAGCTTATGATGCTCCAACAACCTCTACTGGTTACTTTGCTTTATCTTCAGGAACAACCGCACAAAGACCAGTAAGCCCAACAGTAGGAATGTTGCGTTACAATACCACTAAAACTGGAATAGAGACTTACAATGGGTCTGGTTGGAATGAAGTGCAATCAGTACCTTTTACCAAAACTATATCTTATCTTGTTATAGCAGGTGGTGGAGGTGGTCAAACTATCACAGGTGGTGGTGGAGGAGCTGGAGGATACAGAAACTCTTTTGCTTCAGAAACATCAGGAGGCAATTCAGCGACAGAAACTCCAATAGGAGTACCAGAAGGAACATCCACTGTATTAACTGTTACTGTTGGTGCTGGTGGTGCTGGTAATGCTATTGGGGTAAATTCAAGCATTACAGGAACTAACATAAGCATTGTATCTACCTATGGTGGTGGTGGGTCTGGTGTAGCTGGTGGGTCTGGCTCTGGAATTGCTAATAATGGAACAGGAGGAGCTGGAACTGTTGGGCAAGGATTTAAAGGTGGTAATCAATCAGGTTGGGCTGGTGTGTACGGTTGTGGAGGTGGTGGAGGTGCAGGTCAAGAAGGTGTAATAGGAACATCTTCTGCTCCAGGCAATGGAGGTAATGGCTTATCCTCTTCTATCACAGGTTCAGCGGTAACTAGAGCTGGTGGTGGAGGCGGTGGTACTTACCTTTCAGCATTGTATGGACTTGGTGGTGCTGGTGGAGGCGGTAATGGTGCTGGTGCAACTAATAATAATCCTGGAGCTACAAACACAGGTAGTGGTGGTGGTGGTTCTTCAGACAATGGATCTTTCGAAGGAGCTGGTGGTTCAGGGGTAGTTATCCTTCGGGTAGCAACTACATATTACACAGGAACTACTACAGGTTCACCTACAGTAACAACAGACGGCACAGACACTGTTATGGTATTTAACAGTTCAGGAACTTATACAGCTTAAGGAAACATATGGCACATTACGCAAAAGTAAATAACGGATTAGTAGAACAAGTTATTGTCGCAGAGGCAGACTTCTTTGACACCTTCGTAGACTCTAGTCCAGGCGAATGGATACAAACATCTTACAATACAAACGCTAATCAACATCCAGAAAATAGACCATTACGAGGTAATTATGCAGGCGTAGGGTTTACATACGACCATGCTAACGATGTATTCTACGAGCCACAACCTTACCCATCATGGACACTAAACGAAACTACATGGACATGGGAAGCTCCAGTAGTTTACCCAGATGATGGCAATATGTATGAATGGGATGAAGACACAACTAATTGGGTAGAGGTAACATTATGAGCATAACAATAAACGGCATAGGTTTTGTAGAAAACAGTATCACATTAGACCAAGACTATACATTGGTAGATGATAGAAATGCTATGACTGCTGGCCCAGTCACTGTAGCCGATGGTATTACAATAACAGTAGGCGATGGCTCTACATGGACGGTGGTATAATGAGCACAGTAAAAAGTAAAAAGCTACAGGTAGGTACAGATGCTACAGCTACTAACAACTTTACTATCTATCAACCAGCAACACCTGACGGAACATTAAGGATTGGTGTAGGTAATGCAGATAGTCCTACAGAGGTAGCACAGTTTAATTCTACTGGCATTGTTGGTGATGGTTCTCAATTAACTAATTTGCCAGCATCAGGAAAGATACTGCAAGTATTAAACTCTAATAAAACAGATGCCTATACTACAACAAATACCGCTTATCAAATCCCATCAGGGCTGTCTGTTGTAATTACACCATCGTCAACCTCTTCTAAAATATTAGTTATGGCAACCACTCAATTTGCTATTGATGCTGATACTGGTCATGGGTATGCTACTTTACAAAGAGATGGAACAGCGATTTTGCAAGGTGATGCATCAGGCTCAAGACCAAGAGTATATGTTGCTCAAAATAATTTTGGTAACAATGCTCCTCCAAACTATCAATTGGTTGCTTTAGATTCACCAAGCACTACATCAGCAGTTACTTATTCGTTAGGTGTTAGGTCTAGCAATGGAACGACTCTTTATTTAAATAGAAGTGTTAGAGATTCTGATACCTCTGGATATGATGGAAGAAGTGCTAGTACAATAATTGTAATGGAGGTAGCAGGATAATGAATCATAAAGCGATATATTCACTACACCCAGACGTTGTTACTATTGATGGTAATACAGCATATGATGTAAGTGGCAATGAAGTAACTATAAATGAAGCACAAGTAGATGCTTGGGTAGACCCAGAAGCATACAAGTTTGCAAGGCAGGAAGCATACGCTCCACTAGAAGAACAACTAGATATGCAATACCACGACACAATGAATGGTACAGAGACATGGCTAGACCATATCAGATCAGTTAAAGAAGCACATCCAAAGGAAGGTGAATAATGCCAACAAATATTAACGGCACTACAGGCGTAGACAAAATACAGGATGGCAGTGTCCATGACGTAGATATTGATTCAGTTAGTTCTTCTAAGTTAACTGGTGACTTACCTGCAATCAGTGGATCTAATCTAACTGATTTACCAGCAGAACAATTAACTGGTGACTTACCTGCAATCAGTGGATCTAATCTAACTGATTTACCAGCAGGTGAATTAACTGGAGCTTTACCTGCAATCAGCGGAGCTAATCTAACTGACTTACCTGGTGGTGGTGCATGGTCAGTTTTATCAAGAACAAATCTATCTTCTACTGCTTCTGTTATTGTAGATTTTAGTTCCTATACATCGTATGATGCTTTTAAAATAATCGTAAGTGGTGTTCAACCAAGTAATACTAACACATATCTTCAAATGCTTTTTGGTCAAAATGGAGCAAGTTTTGATACAAGTAGGGCAACTTCTACCTTTAGGATGTCTTCCACAGGAGCTTATACAGGCACATCTAGCAACGCTCAATACTTAACATATCTTGTAGTAGGTGGTGCAACTGGAGATGTTACAGGTGAAATAATTCTTAGTGGAGACTTTTCTAATACAACCGCTCTTGCTCAAGGTACGTCTTCTATGGCGTTTCAACCAACTGCTAATGTTACTCAGTATAAGTTTTGTACACATCGCACTGAGGTAGCAACTGAAAATTCTATACAATTAAAAATGTCAGGTGGTACTTTAGTAGCAGGCAAAATTACAGTATTAGGGTTAAATCAATCATAAGGGTGGGATATGGCACAACATAAAATAGTTAATGGTCAGCGTATAGAATTATCTGAAGAAGAAATTGCAGAAATTCAAGCAAGTGACCTAGCATGGGAAGCAGGTGCAGAAACACGTGCATGGGAACAATTACGTGAACAAAGGAATCAGTTGCTAGAAGCTTCAGACTGGACTCAAATACTAGACTGCACTGTAGACAAAGTAGCATGGGCAACATACAGACAATCCTTACGGGATATTACAGAGCAAGAAGATGCCCCTTATAACGTAACACTTCCAACTAAACCAGAATAAGGAAGAACTTAATGACAATTAGCATAAAGAGTCCTACCAGTACCACTGGATCAATACAAAAGAACGGTAGTGATGTCATTACCATAGATGCCAGTGATAATGTAACGGTAGCTAATGGCTTAACTGTATCTGGCAATATTTCAACATCTGGAACAATTCCAGCAGAACAATTAACTGGTGACTTACCTGCAATCAGTGGAGCTAATTTAACTGATTTACCAGCAGGTGAATTAACTGGAGTTTTACCTGCAATCAGTGGAGCTAATCTAACTGACTTACCTGGTGGTGGTGCATGGTCAGTTTTATCAAGAACAAATCTATCTTCTACTGCTTCTGTTATTGTAGATTTTAGTTCCTATAC